TAGGATATGATCCTGCACCTTCTGCTGGCGTAAATTCTATTAAGATGTCTCTACCATTCATTGGGTCTGTAATATCTCCATAATCTGGATCAGCGATCACTCCTAACAATTCTTGGTAAACTAGTTTACCGAATCCCCAAAACTTAACACCTTCTGATTCAGCACCTCTTACAAGTACCGGTGCATAACATCTCATTTTAGGTTCCATCTTCTTCCCCAATTTCCATTCATCCGAATTACCAGAAGATTTCAATTTTTCGGAAAATTCTACTACAGGATCTGGATGGCCATGCGTTATCGGTGATAGAAAGTTTTTCTTACCTAAGTCATAATGAAAATACAATTCACTGAATGGATTATCTTTATTGTGCTGGTATGGTACGATCCTGATTATTTGTTTGCCTGGTTCAGGTTTCCATAAGTTTGACGATCTATTATTCGTCGTTTGTAATTGATTAAGCTTTGCCTTAATCGCGTCTAAGTTAATTGCCATTTTTTTTCTTTTTTTTTAATGGTTAATAATTATTAATATAATAACTTTATTTCATTTATCCTAAGGATTATCGAAAAAAGTTACAAAAAAGTTTTTATTTGTTATTTGTTAATTTTTATTTAATATAAAGAATATATTTCAATTATCCTAATCTAAGCCTTCTTTTCCTATATATTCATTAATAGCATCTATAATCTCTTCATATACCTCTTCTCTATCATCTTCCATATTTTCTCCATCTGCATCATAGACTGATGTAAATATTGCACCATCACCTAAATATTCTTTAGTTGCGGTCCATTTTTCTCCATTGTAAGTACCTTCAAAAGTTAATTCTCCTTCAAATCCTGAATCATTGTCCGAAGTCTCTCTCATATCATCGTGATCTAACACTTGTATTTTAGCTGATCCTGCTGCTTTTTTAGCTGCTGCCTTATCTATCTCTATCTCATAACCTCCGACGCCACCTTTCACAATATGTGGATGTCGTCCGAACAAGCTGCCGGCACCCCACTTATCGGTCACACTATCATCTAAATTCTTCCTCAAAGCATATGATGCTAAAGTACGATAAACCATAATCCAAAAATCATCAGCCGGAAGATTCTTTCCGTCACGTTTTGCTTCCTCATCTGTTTTTTCAGTATAAGGATCAGTAACTTCTTCATTTTTAGCTGTGTATATGAAAAATGGTATATGTGGTATAATTCCGAAACCGGTCTTAAATGGTCTCTTCTCACCATTTATAATTATTACTCCTTTATACGCCATTCGTTTAGAATCTTTTCCAGAAGTGGAATGGGGCTCATGACTATGTACCTCAACGTCCTCTACTCCTGGTATATATTTTGGGTTTACCCTGCCAGGTCTGTGTTTCACAAATGAAACTATTTCGTTGATTAGGATTGCATCATTAGACATTGGCTTGCCTTTAAATAATCTTTTGTATTGTTCTTGTAATTTCATTTCCGTTTACTACTTTTTTAGTTGGCCTTTTATTCTAATCCTAATTCTGCTAAAACATTAGTATGAATAGCATCAAATAGCCCATCATCAACTTCCATTGCATCTATTGCTTCTCCATTTGGGTCTATTGTTACATTTGAAAAGGAAGCTCCTTCTTCTCTATCTGGGTCATCGTCCTCTACATTTTCTGTGTCTTTTGTCCATGCCCATTCATATTCTACTCCATTAATTTCAACAGTTCCTACTGCTTCCATAGTTCCTCTACCATCATCAGATGTATCTCCAACAGAAATTGTTTTTCCTTCTTTATTATAGTCCCAATCTATATCTTCTAAAGGACTTTTTGCTGAAGCTGGTCTGTTCTTTAGATTAAACACAATGTAAATATTGTAGATATCTTTATCAAAATCATTATCCATTCCTATTCCTGCCCACCTTACTTCAATAGGTATTATATCATCAAGGACGTCTCTGTCCTCTAAATATTTATTAAATGTCATTTTAAGTCGGTTGTCAGACGTTATTTCCGCTTTCTTCAATCCTAATTGTTTTAGTTTAGCATTTGCCTTTACTATTGGTAAATATGCTTTTGCTAATCTGATCTTGTCATCATTTTCTGTTAATAAGACTCCATCATTACTTCTAGGTTTACCTTTAAATAATCTTTTGTATTGTTCTTGTAATTTCATTTCTGTTTCCTACTTTTTTAGTTGGCCTTTTATTTTATCCCATCTATCTAATGCTACACCTGATGCTCTTTCTTGCACTTCAGCAAAAAACTCTTCAGAGGCGTCTTCCATTTTAGTAAATTCGGGAGCATCTTTCCACCATTCAGATGCGCTAGTGTCAATAGATGGGTTTTCAAAGAGTGATATTAAATTTCGTGCTATATGTACGCCTTCATGAGGAATTACTCTATTAGACCATCCAGGCTTTGATATTCGTTCTGCGTTAAAGAATTGAAAGAGTTCAGCTCCAGCATAATTTACTAGGCCGGCGATGAATGCATCATCTTTCTCTGTCTTGCCATCTGCTGCCAATTTAGCTAAATGTGCTTCACAATCCTTTTTATTTAGGCCGGCAATTGAATTGAGTCCAAATGCAGTAAAAATGGATAGGCTACTTTCACCAAATATAAGATGATATGGACGGAGCTTAACGGCCATTCGATAATTATCTGGTAGATCAAATACTTCAAATGTTATAACTTGATGTAACAATATGCCATCTTTTTTAGGCATACGTCTAACTTTAAACTTAAACGATAAGTCCTCTACTTCCTCAGGTGAGCCAAATCCTATTTTCCCAACTTCCTTTTTTGTGATTGGGGCATATTCACTTTCGGATAATAATTTTTTTAATTTAATCATAAGTCTATTCTTTTATGCAAATTTAAATGAATATGTCTTAACTCATCTCCATCTGTTAGTAACAACGAATTTTTATAATTTGGCCATTTGATTATAAATTTCTTATCTAGAATGCCATTATTAGCTTTCAATATAATACAATTTAATGCATTGACTGTATATAATGTATTTGTATCTTTCTTTCTATGTATTAATATTGTATTTGGAATTTTTTTATAATCTTCAGATGGATCTACATTATATGTAACATACACATCATTTGGTTTTGATGTGTCATTGAATACAAATAGTTTTTTCTCAACAATAGTATAGCTCTGTTTGACATAATCTATTATGATACTTAAATCTTTCTTATGTGCAAATGTACATAATAAATTTGTCCTGGCCATCTATTCATTCCTCGTTGTTATTAATCTATTATAAATATAAGCTTAGCTACTTTAACCTGGTTATATTTGACTATACTTACCAATTTCAACTCTAAGAGACCATTTATCAAATCTTAAATCTAACTGTGTTGCATGAGTTGAATGTTTTGTATTGCCATTAAACACATCTACGTTATATGCTATATTATATCCACCGTAATCAAGGCTATCATTTAAAATTAAGTCATTGTCCTCAGATAATCTTAGTTCTCCATCTCCATGGAATATTTCAACCTTGCCTCCATCAAGTGATTTTGGAGATCCATATGTTTTATAAAATGTAGGACTTGCACCTGACTGGCCAACTGCCATCATAGTTAATGCAACAAGTGGTCCTGAAGCGACTGCTAACTGTTTTAGTACTGTTCCTTTGAAGTCTCCAGTATTAAAATTTGCAATTACATAATTAAAGTATTTTGCAACTGTAAGTTTCCGCATCATGTTAATTTCTGATAAATCATTTATTTCATTAGATTTGTCTTGGAAGTTGATAGATGTATATTTCTTAAGGTTGGATGCAAATGAACTTCTTTGGGCTGTATACTCCTTAATCAATGTTTGCCTAACTGTTTGTTTATATTTGGCATGGACTGCTACATTAAACCATTTTTCATTTATCTCACTACCAAATAATGATTCGGCTAATTTATCAGTCTTAAGACTATTCTGCAGTTCTCTTGTACTTTCGGTCCATTTTTTAGAATAATATTCTTCACCACGATTATTCTTAAAAACTTTAGGTGTTATGTTCATTCCCACTTCTTGGCTATATGGGCCGGTATGATCGCCATATTTTGCAATTGCTGGGACTTTTTGTCCTGCTTCCTTTGTTACTAGGTATAATGTACGTAACTGATCTTTTTGTTCTTTTGAAATTTCCGCTGTCACTCCTTCTGGCCATTGATCATTTGGGTTTATAGTTTTTACAAGTTGAGTAGCCTTACCTCCTTGGGCATTACTCTCTTTCAATGATATTCCAATAATCTCTCTATCTGATCCAGGCTCATTATGAAAAATTCCATTTAAAGATTCTTGGCCTTCCATTGTAGGAGCTCCTGGGGCAGCTAATTTTTTATAACTAGGAATCCTTCCTTCTTTGAAAATCATTATATCAGATGGATTCCATCTATCAGGTCCAAATTCTAACTTTGCATCACCTTGCCAACCATTTTCAATGGCCTTAGATGCATATTTTTTTATATCATCTAGATCTGTTCCTCTATTAACAGTAGCTGATGGTGGAAATTTGAATTCACTAGTATTTAATATTGCATTACCAGCTGAAAATCCATTCATGAATGTTTTTTTACTGGTCTTTGCTTGTGATATAGGAGTATTAAAAAACCAGTTTAGCCACTGTGAACCTCCTTTCATTCGATATGATGGCTCATCTGCTGCTAACATAGCATCATTTAGAAATGGAGATAAAGCCTTTTCTCCTAATATCTCCTTCATTGATTGATCAGAACTAGGTCTGGATAGTTGGTCAGCTATTTTATAGATGATATTTTTATGATTCTCAAATGTCTGTATTGCAATACATACGAGGCCTTCTTTTAAATCAGTTGCGTTAATTGATGGTCTTTTTAATTTTTCAGCTGGCCTTGTGTCGCCACGTAAACTTTCTAGAATAGGCTTAGGGTCTATAGAATTTTCTGTTAAAATCTTAGATAGAACTTGTAGTTCCATGTCATTATATGGTGGTATTGCATACCCATTAGGTAATCTATAGAACCACTCATTTAATATATCTGTTACGCTTCTTTTCATTTAATATAAATATACTCTAACTAATTTTATCGGTCATATTTTGTAGGTCTTGCAATGTCTTACCGGCTTTAATCTTAACTGGAAATTTATTAGATGTCATGGTATTTTTAATATCTAGTATCAATTGTTTACCATCTTTAATTGCAAAATCAAATAACAACGAGTCATATGTATATAAGATCAATTTAGTTTCATATGGACCTAACAATGCATTAATTTTATTTATAACACCCATATTATATTCCGTCTCCATACTTTGTAAATAATAATTAAACAATTTACTTGGATTCATATCCGTCATTGCTGTTTTAAATAACTTTCTTTTTAGAATTGCAGTTTCAATATAACCTTGCTCTTGAAATATATCCCAAAGCTTATAAGTATACTCTCTTACCTTTCCAAAATATGGAATCTTTGCAAAATCTTTATCTACTCCTCCATATAATAATCTAAAGGATATTGTCTTGCTTTGATTATAGTCTTCTTCTGATAATTCCTCTTTACCAAAATATTGTTTACCTAAATATGTATGTACAGAGGTTTCTGGTAATTTATAATCTATTAGATCTCCTATTAACCGTAAATGATATGAATCATAATCAAATTCAATTAACATGCCATATTCATGCCTTGAAATAAATGATTCTCTAGAGCCGTTTTCTTTATTAATTGCAGCATAATTTACACCGCCATGTTTATTAGAAGGACGACCGGTGGATGTATAAATATTATACTCTGTATATGCGGTTGAATTAATTAAATTATTTGTATGAAACTTTTCTACAAACTTAGCATAATCAACTTTTAATCCGTTCCTTTCTATTGCATATAAATTATCTATAAACAATTCATTATAATATTCAAATGAATCAGACATCTTAAATGTATTATAAGATTCTACAAATTTATCCTTCATTGCAGAACATCTTTCAAAGTGTTTAACAATAGGAATATAATCATTTACATTAGTTTCATTGTAATACCATTTGTTATACCAGTCATGTGCATTGGTATCTGTATCATCTAACTGTAACATCTTATTGCTTTGGAAATACTCTACTAAATCTGCGTCAAACGTCTTATGATGGTAAGAATTTACAAAGCGTTTCTTGCCGAGTACAAAGATATTAGCGTTACTTGTAAGGTGGTTTAGATGTTCGGATTCTAGGCATAAGCAATCCTTATGACGGTATGGGACTATATATTCCGTTTTGGTATCAAATATGTAAATATAAACAAAACTTATTTCATTATTTACATAATGTCGATATATATCAGAAAATATAGGAATCCAAAAGCTATCAGATAACTTTAAAGAGGCTTGCAACTCTTGTAACCGAATATCATCTTCTACAATCTTCATTATATAATTATAATGAAAATTCTACAAATAACCTAATTATTTAGTAGCTTTATTTTGCGCTGGCCTGGATAATTGCATATTCCGAAAAGGATAATAATTTATCTTGGCGAAATGTATTACTATGTTTCTTTCCTACTAATGCACCATATGTTGGATGTATATGATAGAATCCAGTATATGGCGATCCATCAGTAAATACAAATTCCGATCCATTTGTTTCATAGAAATCAGGAATGAATATACCTGGGCCATTCTGAACCGCAATTTGATCATATTCAGTATACCTAGTTAAATCTCTTAAGAGGTCCGCAAGGCCGTTGAATAATATATTTTTAGCATATACAGTTCTGCGATTTGTATCTTCTACGCCCTTGACATTATCTAGATCTCTTCTTATACCTCGTATCTTCCACCTCAATGAGATCTTGTTAAATAAGGCTCCGTTGATATGCCGGCCTGGTCTTGCGATGCATTTTCTATATTGCTTCATATCTATTTCGATAACCGGAGCAGAAACATCATTTGATTTTTTTATAAAATACCGCATCATATATCCAGTACTAATATCTGCAGATGTCGGTACAGGCTTTTTGGAGATAGGTGCTATATATTCTCCTAATGATATATCCGTAATGCGATTGTATAGAAAATTTTGTGGATCTGTAGCTACATTAATATAAGGAATTAATAATTTAGAGGTTGCAGTTTTTGATGCTCCGGTAAATACTATATCATATTTTCCATAATAATGATAAGGTCCTTTATATTCTTCGAAACTAATAGGATGCATCCATTCCTGGCCAGAAGTGAACTGGCCTAAATGTCTTTGTGATTTAGGATAATATCTTTGTGCCATAATTAAGGTTCCGCTCTACAAATTGTTTCTATATCAGTTATCCAATCATTACCAGATATAGAATGTGATGTCTTGATCACAGTGAAACATACTTTTGGTGATCCTAAGAAATACCTACTAGGTACAAGATCAGATTGACATGCATTTCCAAACTGTATTCCATTTATCCCATCTACTGTTGCTGATAATGATAATGGGTACATGTCCTTTCTAAATTCGGCCTTTTCGGTTGGAGTTGTTCCTCCCTCTACATATGCTTTAAGATTTGTCTTAGCTGATGATATTTCTTCTTCGCTATATCCATTATCATGTATAAGTTCTCTATTAGTTAGTAAGGCTTTTTGAAGCTTTGCGGCTTCACTAAAAGCTTCTAGTCTGCTCACTGAGCCGCCTACTGTTCCTTTAAGGATCTCTGATACCACCGTTCCTTTCTTTCCAGATACAGTACCTGTTCCTCCTACAAATGCAGCTGCTGCCATATCTTTTGGAACTTTACCTGTTATAGCAACATTCCTAGTCGAATTATCAAATGATGATGCATTTAATGCATTTAAATGTATCTTTTCAGCATCTGATCCGGGAGCCCAGTTCCTATCAACAATGTACATAGAATCTCGTTCCCATTTTGTATCCATCTCGCGAGCTTGTACTTCTGTCAACAGTGTTGCTGTCAAATCCCAGGCTCCTGCAGAATTAGTATATATCTCTTTGAATATTTCTCCTAAAAAACTATTTATGCTAGTTTTACTTCCTTCATCACCTGAAGCTCCTGCTCCTGCACATTTTCGTAATACATCTCTGCTAATTAATATGTTAGCTAAATGTGCAGTCTTTCTTCCTGTTAGTACTGGAGATTCGGCGGAAGACTCGAATCCTTTTCCCCACCATTTGCATGCACCGAACATTCCTGCCCCTTCACCTCCATATTTTTCATTGCGCTTATTACCAGATGTAATTAACACCTTCATTGGATTTGCGGAGAATATAAGTGGATAATTTCGACCAATTGTAACGACATTATTACAAATGTACTTCATATCTAATCTACCCTTGCGAGTCGTGGAGTCTGCTTCTGCATTTTTTGTCAAGAGATCATCATTAATTAACTTATTAACAATATAACCAAGAGAACAATATACTATATTTCCACCTACCATGCCATCCTCCGTAGGTTCTGGTGCAGCGTCTGGGCAATCTGTGCCGGCCACATGAGCGGATGGATATTTTTTTGATGGATATGAAAATGATTCATCTTCGTCTAAATCTACTTGGTCATCCATATCATTTTGCACATCATAATCAAATACATCGCATATATTTATAACGTCTGAAATGGCGTTCCACCCATCATAATTAGATGTAAATGTCTTACCGGATTCCAATTTGGAATTAACGTTCATTTCAGTTACCATACTTCCTTTTGAAATAAATTTAAGTTCACAATCATATCCTAACTGATTATTTAATTTGAATGAGTAATCATATACTACACCAGAAAATTCTCCATTATTTGCTTGTCCTGGTGTATCAACTCTCCCATATTTAATTTCAATTTCCGTTCCGGGTATTAAAAACTCTTGTTCAAATTTTTCGAATGATGGCTTATCAAAACATTTAACTGTGGCATTGCCCTTTTTTAATGAGCCATAATCACCTGACATTTCTATGTTTAAGTTTTGTAAGGCCGGCGTTGGCTTTCCGGTAGATCTTGAATATCTACTTGCAAGAGACGTAGAATTTAATGCATCTAAGGTTCCACCTGAAGAAGGTGAGGCCATTTTAACATAAACACCCTTTTGCCTTCGACTGTCTACATACCCCTTAGACTTTCTTGCTGAAAGTTCATCTAATACAAATTGTTGTGCGCCTGAGTAAAATATCCCCATTATTACCTTTCATTATTATATTGCTTGATTACTTCATGGTATTCACGTATAGATGGTATGCGAATTCTAATGCCTGGTTTAATTGCAAATGTCCCCTTTCCTATATGGTTTGCTTGTGCGATTACCCACCACTGTGCTTGGTCCCCATAATATTCATATGCTAACATGTCCAATCTATCTCCATCACGAGAAATTATATATACATCAGATTCTAATTTTTTAATCTCTGGTGGTAAATTAGAGTTAAACCTTTCTCGGTTCCGGGTGGTATCTAATCGTTTGTTTATTATATATTTATATCTATTCATTATTTCTATCAATCAAATGGGTTTATAATCCGAAGAAGTTAGATGTTTTCTGTGGCCTTTCTTTTCCTAAGTAGGTGAGGTCTAAACTAATGCTTGCATACTTAGGTCTTCTCTTGCCGGCTGTTATTTCCCATGGCGTCTCAGAATCAATATCAACAGAAAATCCAGTTAAGTAACATGGTACTTGTTGATATAAATCTCCTAATGTCAATTCTATAAATGTACCTGTATATCCATTTCCTTTAGAATAATCAGGTGCAGTCCAGCTACCCAATACATTTAATTTTTCCCACATAGGGTTTAATTCTCCTTCCGAACCAGCCGCTAATGTCAGATCTAAAGAAAATGATCTAGCCCAACCTTCAAGGACTACCTTTGGATCAGCTCTACCAATCTCAGCTAACTGAGACCAACTCGGTGAAAATGAATCACCAATTGAATTAATTCCTGCCCTAAAGTATAAAGTTTGTGCACCTCCAAGTTCTGAAATATAAAATGGGACCATATCTTCTGTTCCAGGCGATTCACCCGGCATTGTCACATTAATCATATCAGCTGTTTTTGCACCACCATATCCTAATATTCCACGGCTTCGGCTTTTAATCTCTGCAGCTACTTCGCCAAGTACATTTTGACGGAATTCATTAACTCGTTTTGGGTTATTAATTGCAGATTCTTGGCTCCTGAGTTTTGTATAGTCCATATAACTATATACAACTGGTGTGCCTGCTTTTGCATCAGGCAGGCCTCCAATGATACGAGGCCCTACCGAATTTGGTAATTTGCCATTTTTAAGTGGATCTAGTTTTGTTTTTATAGATACATCTACTTTAGTAAGAGGCTGAGAAGTTTGGTCTGGTATGGCTTGTTGTCCGACATCAGGACTTGGTCCTACTTTTGGATTACCGGCGGTATATTTTGGTGAATAATCTTTTCCGTTATATGTTAATATATCCAGCGGTTGCCTGTCATGAGCTCGCATTCCAATGCTATTATAGTCATGCCCTGCATCTCCATCATCTAATTGAATACGTGTAACACTACTAAAATATTTTAAATCAGGTGTAAAATAATTAAAGATGTTATCACCGGACTTTGTAGATCCTAATGCATTAGAGATTAGACCCATATCCGATGGTGATGTTATAACATGTTGGCCTTTCGGGTCTACTGAAAAGCCTGGTTCAAATACTCTTTCGGCAGACTTTCTTATTTGTGGTGTATTTGCGGCACTTACATCTATGGAAGCTGGATCCAACCGCATATGCAAATTAGTCCTATCAGCAGTATCCCAATCACTACCATCAACCTGAGTTGAATTTAACCAGTTAGCATTATAACCAAGTTTTATAGTATTGATAACAGCTGTTGATACAGAAGTCGCACTTGCTCCATATAGAAATGAATGCACATGTTCATGTATCTTTTTACCATTTACTTGTGTACGGACTTGTGATTGCTCAGCTTCTATCGTACGGAATATATTATGTACTGAGGCCCCGGATGGCTTTCCTCTTGGGCCACCACTTGAATTCATTAAACTATAATATCCCTCAGGGTAATCATCACCTCTATTTTGATATACATGGTATTTATGAGCAGCTTCTAATATATCTTCTCCTGACACATCAAGGGTCCTTGTATGAGTTTCTTCAGATGCATCTGTTGATGTACCAGTATATCTTCCACCTCCTGGGCTATCAGAAAGTCCATCTCTTTTAGTTTTATTTTGTGCAGGCGAATGACTTTCTAAATAAGGTGCACCTGCACCAGTTACCTGTTCCAGACCCTTCTCAATTATCGATTCTCCTCGTGCATCAATTTTTGCAGAGCTTGGATTAATTTTAGGTCTAGCTAACTCTGCTTCATCTGAGAATGTAAACGTTCGGCCACCTCCTGGACTATTGTTTGCAATGTACCCATCCGCATTAAATTTATTTTGTACACGTAATAATCCATATCCACCTGTCTGTGCATCTAAGTTTGGAAGCACATCATCAATGATTGAATATGACATTAATGGATGGCCGGAAAAATCAAATGTTTTAGATATAGAATTTCCTGGTGCGGTTTTATCTGCAAGTGTCCTAGCTGAGCCATTATCTGCTTGATATGGTGCAGAGGCATTATAATGTATGCCCCAATATGAGTTACCTACGGGATCTTTCAGAGCCGTTCCGGTCATTGTAGTTCGATGCATCGTCGTATAACCAATACCATAAACAGAATGCGGTCCACCAGTTCCAGATAATGTTTCTATTTTAGCTCCCTCATGTCCGGCCTCCAACTTTTGTTGAGGAGAACTGAACTTTGAATCTCCTTGAATTACCGTATTCCATAATGCGGTAGGCGAGGATTGGCTTTCTGCAAGCGCAGATTCATTTCCTATTAATTCTACTTTTAGTTTTGCTAGTCTATTTCTAACTACATTTTCTGCGTCATCGCGTATAAACTGAGCCTGTACATCTCCATACTTTCCTCTGGTATCATCCTTTCCGTGTCGTGCACTATGTATTCCTATAGGAGCTCCAGGGATATTTGCGAAAAGTCCAATTGGATCAAATACCTTGGTTGGTCTGGCAAAATGGCCTTTTCCACCAGCTAGGACCGATTCTACATTAGGATTTGATGCATGTAATCCGAATTGCTTTAGATTCCAAATTAACCCTTTTGGTGATATTAATAATTTTGCAAATCTTTCAGAATCCTCTGCTAGTCTATGTGCAAAAGTATCAACAGTACCTGAACCATATCGCTCCGAAACACCATGACGTTTTTGTATTCCTCTTATAATAAAAGGTTGATGAGTTTTGTGGCCTAATGATGTACTATTGATATTTTCTACATCATATACATGTAATTTATTATACTGTACATTTAAATCTTCTTCTTGAAAGGAAGTAATCTTATTCTGTATTTCTTCAAGTGGATATTTGCCTGGCGCCTTTGACTCTGGACCCCTCCACGTCAAATCTGATTTCATGTCTATTAGCATTATCCTTCCTCTCCTGCACTTCCATGCATTATATTATATGATCTGTTAACATTTACCTGGCTACCAATTTCTTCAATTACTTTATTGCCAATTACAATTTGTACAGGACCTGATGATTTTCCTCCTGAATTGCCTGTTATAGCAGTAATTAATTGATCTAACTTTTCGGCAACTGTATCTAATGTTGCACTTCCTTCTGAGCCACCACTATCTGAGCCACCACCTAACATCGATGCACCTGCTCCTAAAGCTCCTCCTAGCAGTGCCATCATTCCTCCCATTACAGAAAACGTCAATGGATTCAATTCAAACGTCATTTGTGGTATTGCTTTCAACACTAACCCAGAGGCCATTGTTCCTATACCTACGGCCACGGCCATTTTCTTTATTGCATCGGCAGAATAATCGACAACCATTGTTTCTGGTGGATCTGGCATATCGCCTCCACCAGGTCCTATCATTCCATCATTCATTTTAATTGCACCCTTTGGAGCTTGTACCATATCATTTGCAAATAAATTTGTTCCTGCTACAATTGTATCTTTATTATTAAATGATATTGCTCCTTCTGGTCCAAACAATGTTCTAGATCCGTATCCTGATCCTCCGGATGGTTTAGACATAACATCATCTCCTTTACTCATCGATGCAACTAGTCCAACCAATCCTGCTACAGCTGCAAACGCTAACGGAATACCTAATCCAAATGGTACCATACCGAGTCCAGTAAATATTGCAGGAATAGCAGCTGCTATTGCCGCACCTGCTGCTGCCATTAATGGAGCAATTGCTCCAGCTGCTATAACATTACCTATTGTTTTTGCTGCATTGATGGCAAATTGAACGGCTAAAATACCTTGCTCTAGAGCGGCTCTTCCAAATGCTAATGCATTACTCGCAACATCTTTGATAAATTGCATTGCCTTTTGTGCGCCTATTGCAATTGTTGTTCCTAATTCCGTATTCTTTAAAAAGTTTCTTGTAGCCTGTATTGCTAATGTAGCTTTATCCATTACCCAATCTTTCATCTTAATTGCAGATTCTTTTATAGTTGTACCTAATGCCCTTGCCTTTGCAGAGCCAAATAGGTACTGGGTTAGTAGTTGTCCTTTTGATACGATAGCATCCTTCATATTTATTGCATTGGTTTGTATCTGCTTCAATAATCCTTGGTTCTTATATAAATTCATTGTATTGGCTTGTGCTAAATTACCTTTACCAATCATTGACTGTCGGCCCAATGCTAATGCCGATTGTTTATCAGAAATTAGTCCTAATCCTTTTGCAACATTAATTGCAGTTTTTGTAGCTAATTCTTTAGTTCCAAATAAAGCTTTCATCTTTTCTCTAGCCAAAGATAGTTTATCTCCTGCCCATATTAAAGCTTTAATTCCATATATTACTCCAAACAATCCTGCTATAACTTTTAATACTGGCGCAATTGTACTAATTACCTTTGCTATTCCTTGAATTACCATAAATACTGGAGTTAATACAAACATCATTCCTTTAAATACTCCTCCAATGACATCTAATACTGGAGCTAATATACTTGTAAATATCTTTGTAATTGCTTGAACAACTGGCATTATAGCTTTCAATAATGTATTTTTGATCTTATCAAATTGTGCGCCCATTTGTTTGGTGGCCAAAGCTGCCTCTTGTTGTGCAACTATATCCTCTGGGGATAATGTCGCTCCTTCTAATGCTTTACCTGCTTCTTCATATCGCTTCTTTTGATCGGCAGTCATGTTATTTAACATTTCCTGCTTTTTAGCTGCCTCTTGTAATTGACTTACCGTCAATCCGGCTGCCTTTGCAATGGCCTTCCTCTGTAATGGCTCCATTGCATTAATTTCTGCAAGCGATCCAGCTTGTTCTAATGTGGCTGCAGCTGCACCAGCTATATCTCCTTCTAATGCTAATGTCCGTGCCTTGTCCATATTAATAGTTCTGCCCAACATTGCTGATGCTTCAAATTCTGCAGTTACTGAACTTTCTATATCTAATAATCCATCCGAAATATCAACCATATCTGATAATGATAAGCCTAACCTTGCTGCTTCTACAGCTGCTTTAGTTAATTCCTTAACACTACCACCTAAATATTTTGATGCCTTTTTGCTGTTAGTAGCAATATCTTTCATTACCTTTCCAGGAGCAACTCCAGCTGCATCAGCTAAGTTAGCTGCTAATGCAGAAGATTGGAATGCATCCTCAGAAGACTGTCCCATATTTTCAAACTGGGCTTGGACTGCGGCTGCATCATTAACTGCTATTCCAAATGCAGTTGCTAAGTTAGAAACATTCATTGCCGTTTCTGCAGAGGCACTAGTTGTATTACCAAATGCATCATTCAATGCAGCTTGAGATGCTAATATCTCTTCTGTATTTGCTAGTTGATTACTAGAGGAAGATTGTGCTGCCATTGCTGCTTGATGTTGCTTTTGTGCATTAGTTGCCGATACTCCTTGGTTTTTAGATATCTCTAATGTAGTCTTTTCCATCTCCTTGAACAACATCAGTGCAGCTACTATAACTCCTACAGCAATTAATGGACCCAATGCAGCCTTCAATGACATTCCAAATACTCTAGTTGAAGCTGTCATTTCTTTAAATCCTTTCATGCCTGCTGCTACACCATCTTTCATGCCATCCTGTAATGAGATTTGTATTATCTCTTTCATTTGGCTATCGAAGACGTCTAGCCCTAGCGCGCCGGACAAGAATTTACCGCCCGGAAATGATTCAATTGTAGATTTTAAACTCTGGAAGGGTCCTAATATTGCATCTGCCAATGCATCTCTTTGTGATATTTGATAATCTAGTACATCTGCTTGGGCCTTCAGGACCGCGACATTTTCCTTTGCTTTATTTACTGCATCTTGGGCCATTGCCAAGTCTTGCTCGGTCATTGATAGTTTTCCGGACATCAATGCTAATTGTGCATCTTCCAGCCTGGCCTGAGCTGAACTAGTATTTAATGATTGCATTAATGCACTGCCTCTATTCAATTCATTTAGAACTGCAGTTTCCTGTACAG